GTAACAATCTGTGCCGCTCTCTTCAGCTGGTTAGGTACCGGCTTCCATTCGGTCATGTCAAAGTACATGCCTGGATCATAGTAAGCATAAATATGATCGGTATCAATCATATAAATCTTAGACCCTGGGCAATCAGCATCAAAGATCAAATTTGAACTTGATGTGCTTGTATCCTGAGGACAGTTATCTGACGGAAGAATAGGCAAGCCTTCAAACGTCAAAGTTTGGAAACTAAGGTCACCAACCTTCTGCGTGATAATACGCAGGTGATCATCAATCGAGGCATTGTATGCTCGATAAATGTTATAGTCGGTCAGGATAATGTCAGGCCGCTCGTTGCCAAGTGACTTGGAACAATTATCCTTAGTTTGTCGCATAGCTACGATACCTTTGTCAGGACCGGAAGCATGCGCTGCACCGAATACGTTAGCTGTTGCTGAACTTCTGGTGTCACTAACACCAAAATCAGCATTAGTAGCATAGTTGAGCGTTTTATTTCTCCACCAGCTATGTGTACCCTGTGCAATTTTACCAACATTAGCAACAGCAGTAGGATCATCGGCAATCAAATGCTGAAGACCTTCCATCTGTTTGTTGGTTGAATCTGCTCCGCCAAACAGCCGTGTCTCAATCTCTTTAACCAAAGAGTTTTGAGCAACTTCCATTTTGTGCTTTAACAGATTAATGATTTGCATTTTGCCACGGTTCTTCTGCTCTTCAATCTGCGAGCGTGCAACCGATGCAACAAGATAACGCCAATCCCATTCAGCGGTCGTTAACGGATCAATATCATTGATATTAACCGCATCCTGATCGCTAATCCAACTAACGGTATCGTTTTCTGCATAAGAGACCGGAGTCTCGATATATTTCCCACCTTGATAAGGCTGGAGTTTGCCTTTAGACTTCAAATAGGCGAAGAATACCACCTCGTTGAAGACTTGGTCAGCAACCCTTTGCTTCATATGACGCCATGTACTGACAGCTAAACTGTCTAGCGCCTCAGTTCGTGATCGAACAGCTGCCATAATATTTCCTTAAATTAGGATTGATCGTTAGGTGCCTCGACAACCGAGATACCCGATTCGTCAAACAAGTTAGTCAAACCTTGGTCAGATATTTCCTCTTTAAATGCCTTATCTAAGGCACTATCAAAGTCAAGATCCTGACTTGAGGCCTGTTCACCTATCATTCTGCTAGTAGGCAAAAGACCGCCAGCTAAGTTGGGCTGTGCGGGAGTTGTGTCCTTCTGCACTTGGGCTACCGTATCGGGATTACCGGCACGAGCAATTTGATATGCATCTTCCATTGAGATGTTATATCCATTCTTAGCTCGCTCTTCTATGACATTAGCAATATCGTTAGCCAGCGGCTGAAAATCCGGGTACTTTTGCGCCATGCTACTAATCTCGCTATTCACGTTATTATTCTGCATGTATTGCTGAGTTGCCGCTAGATCATTACTAACAGGCTCCATTGCCGCCCCTACTGCATTCTGTATGGCTTGGCCAAGACGATTTTCAAGATGTCCAACCAATTGGTAGTTAGTCATACTCTCCAGCTCTTCTTCAGAGGCGTCCGGAATGCTATTGTCAATAGGTTCTTGGTACTGCATAGACTCGGCTATGCTATCATATTTTTCATTCGAGTTAGTTAGTTGCTCAGAAAGTGCCGCAATCTGCTGGCCCTGCTGATGTACTAACTGCATTAACTGATCCATGCTAGGACTTTGCTGTTCCTGTGCTTGTTCTTCGGACATTTGTTTCCTTTTCTATCGGTTTACGATGATAACGCTGTTTATGTATCTCCTTACGTAGCTTTCTTGCTATGTATTCGGATTTACCACTTCCAATCAAATGGGCATTCTCAACCTGTATGTCAAGTTTAAAGCCACCACCCAATGGCGTATATTTAATTACTATCGTTGCTTCATTAGCCATAATACTCGCTCGTGACCTCTACTGGGTTAGGATTGCTATCATTAGCATACTTGATTGCATCAAGCAATTGCCTTTTAGACGAACATCGTACGCCCTCTCGGCTACCTGATTCAATCTGATAATTGTCCTCTCGGAAGAGAACTGGTTTTTGAGACTTACGCCATACTATCGTAGCCGGACTTTGGCATAACTCACAGTCTACACTGTTACGCATTTCATAGTCCACTGCGGCCTCAAAACTATGACCGCACTCGGTGCAGTCGTAATCATAATTGGGCATTAACTCCTCTGCTCCTTTAGTCGTTGTTGCTGGGTTTTACTAGGATCCGTTTTAACTGCGTCACGTTGCTCGTTTACATATCGGCGTGCTCGCCCCCACGCATCACTTGCATCGCGTAACGGCTGCAAAGGCTCTGCCCCGACCATGCTACGCAATGCATCGGCACGCGTAAAATTACCTAGAAACGCATAAACAATGTCGTTATCAATATGCGCAGGCAGATCTTCTGGCCATACACCATGCCGCCTAACATAGCTTGCAACATCTGCCTCATCTATGCCGACTTTTCTAGTATCTGCTAATTCGGCTAACGCATAGCCAATCGGGCCAAATGCAAATTTTCCTAACTGCTTTCCAGCACCCTTGCCCGCCTGTCTCGAGACACTCTCTACATATTTTTGCTTTGCGGCATCCATTGACGCACTCTTTACCAGTGCCTTACTAGCCTCTTTCTTGTAACGTGTTGCCTGCTGCTTAGAATACTTTCTAGCACCTTCCCTCAGCTTATCCCGTGAGGCGTCTCCAGTGCCGCGGAAGTTCTCAAGTCTCTGTACAATCTGCTGGGCAGTTAATCGCTTACCTTCCTGCCTATAATACTCAGCTAAACGCTTGGCAGTATCAAGCTTTAATCTCTCTAACCCGGCTCGCTGAGCGTTAGTAGTTTCAGCCAAGTTGCCCCTGATTCATTAGGTTTTGCACTTCTGCATTAGCAGCCATAATAGAACGCTGCCTTTGCATCTCCTGCATTTGCTGTAATTGCTTGGCTTCACGCTGTTGCACAATCTGCTGGACAGCCTCCATGTTCTTCTCATCGAGAAACTTTTTCAACTGCCCAGATTTCATGCCAACACTATGCATCTCTCTGGCCATATCTGCACCATTCGAAACATACTGCTGAATAGTCTGAGGGTCGGCACCCACTTCTCGCAAAGCTTTGACATAATTATATGATGTCTCAGTCAATACGCCCTTTACCTCGTCAGGAATTGACTCCTGTATGGGCCCTAGCAAATCAGCTAGTTGCCTAACCTCTTGTACAGACTGTTGACTAGCCATTTTTCTTAGCAACCTTCTTTGCTAAAGGTTTTTTAGCCTCTACCTTTGGTTTTTCTACAATAGGTGCTACAGGCTTTTCCTCTGGCTCTGTATCAGCTATGACTGCCTCCACCTGCAAGTGCTTCTTCCTGAAATTATGCAGATTCGAGCGTGCGCCTTTTTTACGACCATTTCTGAAATATCCCTTTTCTCTATGCATTATGCGGCCTCCGCAAATTGTTGTGTATATTGTTGCATACTCAATGGATTCTGCTTCGAACCTGGGGTACCGCCCGCAGGCTGTAGCATATCATCGAATTGTACACCTACTAAATTGTCTAAAACATACTTAGTTAACTTAGAATTGTCCAATAGTGGGTTAGATTGCAATAACTGATAAACCTTAACCGCACGCTCCTCCCTAACTGCCCTTGTTTCTGACACTGATTGGTCAGGATCGATCTTGATAAAAAACTTATTACCCGCTAACTCCCGACCTACAAAATTAACCCAAACCGGTAATTGATCAGGGCCAAGCACCTGCACAGCTTGCTCATCGGTCCAGTGCTGATAAACAACCTCATGCATTAGTCTTGTCATATCGACATGTGCATCGGCAATAACATCCCTACGCTCATCTTCTCTGATACTCGCCGCCTCGCGTATAGCCTGCACTTCGGTTGCTGTACGATCCGCACTGCCCTCACCAAACGACCCTGCTTCATTACGAGTAAGGCCCATAATCTCTCTAATATCGGTCATTATACGATCCTCAGCCTTCAGCAGACTATCTGGAATAGGTGCCACTTCTATATTACTTATACCATTTACGTCAAGCACTCGCACGAGGCCTGGCCCATCTTCATCAAGTAGCTTGCCTACCTCATCCTCACTAATAGCCGTCTGTGTAGCTATGAACTTAACGATAGACAAACGCCTATGCCTCATCATCTGGGTTTTTATCTCATTGATCTCACGTTGGAATGGCTCCAGTATCTTAATGTCTGGCACGCCCCAGAAGCACGCATTGTCAGGGTTGAAGACAATAGGAAAATATGGCACACCACTATTCGACTGTAATTCATCATCATTAAAGTACAATACCTTATCTGTAATAGTCGGTGCCAATATAAAGACCTTCATAGTACGCTTGTCTCGTACTTCCCATAAATCTACTGTTTCCCTAGGATTACTTGTAATACTCTCAGCAAATGGATGGTAATAGTTTTTCTTCTTGTATGTTTGATCTTTAATCTCTTTTCTATGATCTAGCCGTGTATCATTGACTATATCATCTGTATAACGTGGTATTTTCTCTGCTACAAAGAATGCATTCTCAAACCTATCGCAGCCCCAAGGTACAACAAAGTTAGCTGTATCGACCGTACGATACCAGGGCATATTATCCATGATGCCTTGATTAAACTCAACCTTGTCACCCCCTTTCGTTAACGGTGCAACAGTACCTTCAACATCT